CCCGATTCGGGAAGGCAAATACGAGAACGAGACCACAAGGGACATTCTCGAAACCGCCCTAAGCGAGCTTGGCGCAGCGGGCTACATGGTCATTCCGAAGGATGCCGAAATAGTGGTACACAACCCCATCAATATCGGCACCAACTCGCAGATTTTCAGTGAGCTGCACAAGGCTTGTACCAACAGCATCAGCATTGCACTACTGGGCAACTCCATGACCACCAACGAGGCCACGACCGGGGGCTACGCCCAAGGTAAAGTGCAGCAAGAGGGCGAATTGGATGTGTTCGAGGACGACCGGGCTTTCATGCTCTGTTGGCTGAATGAGAAGTTGACGCCCTACCTGCGCCGCATCGGGTTCAATATCCCCGAAACTGCGGAATGGGTGTATGAGCAGGAGGAGCGCATGGGCAAGAAGGACAAACTTGCCGTGCTGGAAACGCTGGCAAGGAACGGCATCCCCGTAGGCATGACCACTTGGTACGAAACCGCAGGCGTACCCATGCCCGACGAGAACGACCTGCCACCAAGCAAAGACGACGACCCAGCGGACGACGATGAATAACCGCCACTACATACGCACCATCCAACTACGGGCGCTCTACCAGCACTCGCAGGGCTGTGCATGTCCAAGCTGTTCGCAGTTAGGAGGTAACTCAAAGTTACCTCCTAACTTGGCTGCTGCCGAGGACGAGTTTTCGAACCAATTCAAGAAAATCCCCGGCGTCCTAGAGCAAGACTTCCTAAAACGCCTCCACGGCGGCAAGTGGAAAAAGAACGCCCTCGACGCTCCCATGTGGCAGCAGTATTACCAGCGCATCCACCAATTCGCCGAGGCGGGCTATGGCAAAAAACTGACCGACCCCAGCGACTGGCGAGAGTTCCAACTGATGGAACAATTGAAGCAGAGCGCCAGCCACTTCGCCGGGGGCAAACTCGCCACGGTGACAGCCGAGCTTAAAACCCTGCGAAACCTCCCTTTAAAGGACTTTATGGAACAGGGCGGCAAAGTCGTAAAACGACAAAATAGGGACTACTTGGAGGCTGAACTGCAATCAACTTTGGCCAGTGCCAACAGCGCCGCCAAGTGGGAAAGCATTCAACGACGTGCCTACCTCTACCCAAACCTGCGCTACGAAACGGCAGGTGATGAGCGTGTAAGGGAGAGCCACGCCGAATTGGACGGCAGGATATACCCCGTCAGCAGCGCATTTTGGGACACCCACATGCCGCCCAATGGGTGGAGATGTAGGTGCATCGTCATTCAGACCGACAGTCCCAGCACGGCCAGCGAGGCAATTGACTTCGAGGTACCAAAAGGATTTCGGAACAATCCCGGCAAGACAGGCAAGCTGTTCGGGGATGACCACCCGTACTACAATTGGGACAAGCCCGACCTGACAGCCATCCAAGCCAACAGCGAGGCACTGCGGGCCGATTACGAAATGACCGACGTGTACAAGCTCGCCGAGCGCTACGTCGGCACAACTCACCGCCTGCAAGGACAGACCGACCCGGCCAAAGTAGAACTGCCTTTCATCACCACGACGCTCTCCACCCCCTCCTTGGGAGGGGGCAGGGGGGAGGCTATTCGCAATGACCTGTTGACGTACTTGCACGTGATGGCATCGCAGGTGGCACTCGTCAGCATCGAGGGCAGCACCTATATATATAAGGTGGTGGTGGCCGGGATGGAATTCCGGTTGACCGTAACAAATAACACATTTACACTCATTCAATAAGGTTCCATGACAAATGAAGAAACGAAGCTCTTAGTAGAACTCAAGACAGAGTTGCGGGGGCTGACCAAGCACATCGAAACATTGACGGACAAAATGGACGAGCTACAAAAAACCCATGTTACGGACATGACAGCACAAATGGCAGTGATGAAAGAAAAGGTGGGCAGGTTGGAGCGCATCGTGTACGGCCTTATCACCGTGGCAGGTACGGAACTGATTTACATCGTCTTTGACCTCATTAAAAAATGACCCCACCCGAATACTTCCGCAACCTTCAGAATCAACTCCAAGGCTTGGAGCAGCAGATTTTGCGTGACATCATCGAAGTAGAGGCCGAGGCATTCCACGCCAAGAACTTTCGGGACGAAGGGTTTACGGATGCGGGCATTCAGCCGTGGCAGCAGCGCAAAAACCCCGACAAGAATCCCAGCAAACGGGCGCTACTGGTAAAGACTGGGGCCATGAAGCGCCACGCCACCAAAGGCACAGTGCGAGGCAAGCAAGTTGATTTTGAATTCCCCTTGGCCTATATGCGTGTACACAACGAGGGCGGTAAGGCTGGCCGGGGCGCTGGCTTTGAGATGCCCAAGCGGCAGTATGTTGGCGCTTCGGCTTGGTTGGAGGCGAGGATACAGGCGAAGGTTTTGCAACTTTTAAAAGCTAAGTTCAATGGATAAACTGACTTTTAAGGAAATCAGCGCAGCGGTTGCGGGCGTGGCGGGCATCCGCTGGGCAGACTTCGACCTTGGGCAATTGGAGCAGGAAACGCCCCCGGTGAGCTTCCCCTGCGTACTCATTGGCTTTGATTCTGCCAACTACCTAGACCTTGCGGGCGTATCGCAACAAGGTACGATGGTGCTGGGCGTTCGGGTGGCGTTCAAGCTGTTCGAGCGGACGCACTCGAAGACTTCGCCAAGCTTTCAAGACGAGGCCCTTGGGCATTTGGACACGCTCCAAGACGTTCATGCGGCCCTGCAAGGGCTGGCCGGGACGAACTTCGGCGCACTGAGCAGGACGGGCTTCGCTACGGAAAAACGAATGGATTTGCGGGTGTACCGCATGACCTATATAACGCTGGTGGAAGATGCTGGCACTGGCAGCGATGGCACTGGCGGCACGGCCATCAATTACGTGCCGTGGGCGTTGATTCCAATGGCCTCGCCCGACCTTTGCCTTGATGGCGAGGTGGAGGGCTACGAGGGCGTTGACCAACCGGAAAAGGTACTGCCTACGCCCTGATGTCTGAATCACGGATTGGACGGATTTAAGGATTGCGCTGACCATCCGTGTAATCCTGCAATCCGTTTCATCTGCGATTCTGACAACAAAAAGCCCCGCCAAAGTGATTTGACGGGGCTTTGTCGTGCATTTTTGACCACCTTATTGTGGTCGTACGTGCATGTTTCGGTGGCGTTTCTGCGCCTTTTTGACGGCCTTATCGGCCTCCCAATCGTACACGTCACGGAACAAAGAACCCATGAAATACACGCTGTTTCGCTGCGCAATGGTGGCGGCATCGTCGGCGATGATGGCCAACATGCCTAGGTCGAGCAGGGCAGCTTTCAGGTTCACGAATTCTTCTTTGGAAAGTATGAGGGGCAAGACAACGTTGCCCTGGGCGTCGGTGTGGATGTTAGAAAGGTTCATAGAGACTCATGTTTTGAAGGTTTGTAATCGTAGTACATGAGCCGCTCAAAGTCAAGGCAGATGCCGTAGAGTACAGAAAGCATCGTGAAAAGCGGTGTCCGCTTTTCGGTAGCGTCCATTTCCGGCCTCACAAGTTCACGTAGCTCGTCGGGGCGATTGGTCTCAAAGGCCATAATCAAATGGCTATCAAGGGCAAAGCCGAGCGAATAGAGCCGACGCAGGTAATCAACCCGGCTGCGCACGGTGGCCAGCTTTTCGGGCGTCAATGGCTTCTTTTTGTCCAACCAATATTTGATGTATGGCTGGCTAAGGCCAACGATGGCAAAGGCGTTGTAGATGCGCCCTTTCTCGCCCACCGTTTCCATAAGCCCGTAAATCTCCCTGCGCAGTACGTCCTCTGGGTCGGGCAACGCTGCCAAGCTATGGCGGCGCTCCTTTTCCACCTCGATGAAGTAGCGGCGTATAAGCCTCCCTTTTTCATTACTCTCCACCATGCCTAGCTCTTTTGCCATGTCAATGGTGAGGGTGTATTCAATTGTTGGACGACCGCCTTGGGGGTTTTCGCCAGATTTGGCGACAACTTGGGGGTTTTCGCCAAATTTAAGTAAAACCTTTTCAAAGTCTTTTCCTTCCTCAAAACCATACTTTGTAATACGGTCTTTTATCCAGTTGGAAAAATCACGCCCCACATTTAGAAACGTGTGTAGTTCTCTGGCATCTACAACGCTGGTCGGTTCACCACCGATTGCACTCATGCCAATTTTAACTAATTCTTTGCTATTTGTCATTTTGCAAAGTTTGTTGCACGAAAAAGCCCTTGAATTGGAGTGACAAACCGCAGCAAAGCTGAGGCGAGGGTATTTGGCTTGCGCCTTATTCCCCCCCTTCCAAAACAAGGGCATATCGTAGGTTCAGACTTAATTTAGTAAGGAATACGCCTTACTGCGGTTTGTCGAGGGCAAAGATACATTTGTATTTTCCACAAATGCAAGCCTTTTTGAACATTTCGTTTTAGGCTACTTCCAAAGGTCTCGGTTGTTGCTTCTCACTTTTGAGAGCAGCCAAGCGCCAGCGAGCCATGCGAGGATTAGTAAAGGGATGTGGTGTGGTTGCATGAATCAAAGATACGGGTCTTCGTCGGTACTGGCAAAGGGCAGCGGTATTGCTACGGCGTTGGAGGGGTGAATAGGTAACGGCAAGCCATGAATATCGCTCCCTTGAATTTCTTGCAGTTTTTCGGTCAGCTTTTCAGCTATTTCGCAAGACATCTCAAATGGAATCTGTTCAGATGATATACCCATTTGCCCTAGAACCCCATCCAATATTTCGTATAGCCTTTCTTGATTGATGGTATGCAGTCCAATTTGAAATGAAAATCCGGTTTGCTGTGCCATTTTATGACGATTTAAAAGGTGGTGAAAAAGCGCCGCCCTGAATGGGTACAGGACGACGCCTAGTAAAGGATTGCATTTTAGTTGACCGTGAATTCGTCGCTTTCG